TCCCCAACGCCGCTGTAATTGCCGTACCAGCAGTTGTAGTACTAGAAAAGCCCGTACCCGCTATATTTCCGGCGGCTTGGGTCTGAACGGACTGGATTGTGATTCCGTTATGACTCGCCGTGATCTGATTACTTCCAGCCATTCCAAACGAAATGCCGTTGGAATCAGCAAAGTTTACTGTGCCAGTAGATACAGACTGCGTACCTGCGGACAGTGCTGCGCCACCGCCTCCTCCACCCGTACCGTAGATAACAATCGTTCTACCTGTACCAGACAGGCTTACGTTACCTGAGCCTTGAAATACGACGTTGGTGCCGCTGACGGTGCTGGCACCTAGCGTGTTACCCGAGAGGGTGTAGTACTGATTGTGAGCCGAGTTCCAGTCAGAAGGGCGAACAATGTTAGTGTTCGTACCGTCCGCTATCTGGTTTGAAAATACGTGTGATATAGCCATAGCACATTATGCCCTGAACCAAGCTAAAGTTGCAGTGCCCCCAGAGGCAGTGCCCTCCTTGATCGCAAAGCCAAGAGCACTGGAATACGCCGCAGTTGTGGGATACATCCCCGTGAATGTGCGGGTTCCTGTTGAGCCAGCGGCTGCACGGAGTTCATAGGCAATACACGAACCAACTGCGGTGGAAAACGCCCGAGATTTCTTAAAAACAATTTGCGTTGCAGCAGAAGGTTTTACGCTTGTGTCATCTGCGGCAAGGTTTGAACCATTCTTTCCACCACAGACCCAGACCGCAAGCGCATTTGCGGAGACTGTCGTAATGGCTGAAGCAACTGGGCTTAAAATGGAGTCACCTGAAATCGATCCGGCCACATCAACAGGGGATGTAGTGTCTGCCCCAGTGACACGAAATATCCATCCTTGGTCGTCCTGCGTAGCCGCTGTAAACGTCCACGCGTAGCTTGCTGGTTCAGAGGCGGCTTTTCTCCACCCAATCCATGTCGCAACAAGAAAGTCTCCATTACCCCCCCAATTACTCGCAATCTGCGTCCAGCCGCTCGGTGGAGTAATTGACCCGGGGTTTGCTGGGTTATTGCAGTGAATGACTGCAATCATCAGATCGTCGTTTACTACGTTAGTAGGCACATTGACCGTAATGGTTGTATTGCTACTGCTATCGGCAACAGTTGCGCGGGTAAATCCGTTCACGCTTGTATCAAATGCTACTGCCATGATTAGGTTCCCCCCTTACCGTTAAGACGTAGGAAATGGACTGGTAGGGACTGCGAAGTTACTAGAGTATCTGGCTATTCCTATGGTAACTCGAAAATCGTCAATGTAGCCGTTAAACGTAAACCCTGACGAGTAATATAAACCAATATTGACGCCGTTACCGCCAAAGTTCCGTGAATCACTTATAGAAGCGCCTTGAGCTATACCATTTACATATAGTGTTAGCGTATTGCTACTCCGTACTAGCGCAACGTGATACCAAAGCCCAACTGTTGGGGTATAGGCTCGGCTGTAGCTGACTACTCCTGAATAAATTTGAAGGTCTGTGCCATCATACCCAACTGCAAGGCCATCTAGACTACTGGGGGGTGTGCCGGGGTATACATGGAATAATCCTCCATTGGTCAAAGCTGACCAGTTAAACCACCCTTCTACCGTAAAGTCTCCCGTGGCAAAATCGCCTGTGCCTACGGGGGAGTACAGCCAATCAGTAGTGCCGTCAAACAGCCCGCTAGATCCTCCCCATTTGGATTGAGCGGTAGATATCTGTGTGTTGCCATTTACAGTTATTATTTTAGGTACTGAAGAATAATCAGTAAACGTAGTAGACCCGTTAGTGCCATTCATAGGCAATAACAAAGACACATTTAAATAGTACGGATCGAGAGGTGCTGTCCAAGTTGTCCAAGGGATAGGTATTGCCGCCATTAGATGCTACACCATAGGGCTGTGAACCAGCCCCCTTTTTACCCGTAGACAACAGTAACGGTGCAGTTGCTCAAGGTGCCGTGTACGTCCGTATCAAACAAGATTCCCTCGCCGGGAAGGATCGCGTTTGAAATAGTGGCAGAGGCTGGGGTGTCGATCTGAAGACGAGTGACGCCAGAAGCGCCACCGTCCCGAAGAATAACGCTGCCAGCCAAAGCTCCGCTAGTGACGATTACACTCTTGACGCGAGTACGGCTACTTGCGACAGCCGTACCTGTTGCAGCCAGATACGCACTTTTTACGTCTGTTTGCATAGTCATGGTAGCGTCTCCCGCTTAGCTATTACGGGCCGGTGACACTGGACGGAACGTAGGTGCCATCAAGTTGACGGACAAGGTACTCGACTACAAGGACTACAGTACCCGCCGACAATCCAGTACCGCCGAAGGTATACTTAATGGGCTGGTCAACCGTACCAATGTTAGCGAGGGTAGCGGCAGCGGCGACGGCAAACGTCATCGAAGACGCAAACGCGGTGCCGGTTGTCAGCGTGAAAGCGGTGGTGGCCGTTGTAGAATTGACAAAAACCGTCAGTGTGGGCGATGTACCAGTAATACCCGCCGTGTAAAGCGATATGTCTGTAATCAACGAGCCAGCGGGAATCCAAAAAGCCGTTGAAGTAGCAGCATCGCTGTACGTGAGCGTTGCAGACTGCCCAACTATAGTAGCGCCAGTGTTACGAACGAGGCCAGCGGTGGTGCCGGTGGTGCTTTTTACCGTGCCCAGAAGCCACGGACCAAGGTGAGTTGCAAGTCCCATTGAAATATCCTCATGCACAAGTCGCTACGTCATCTGTGCATCGTCCCTCTAGGTAGGGCTGACGTAGCTAAAATAAGTCCTAGACCTCCTACCTATATACCGTTAGACAGTCTGTACGTCAAGAAAAAAAACGCCCCCACGAGGAGGGCGTAAAAGCCGGGGGTTCACCCCGGCTACCTGCAAGAGAAGCTAGAGTAAGTTACTACAGGATGCTCCTGTATACTTAGTTACAGGTAACGTACTTTGGGGGGCATATAAAGTCAAGACAAAAAGAAGGGGCCCGAAGGCCCCTTCCTAAATCAGCTAAGCTACTGATTTATCAGGTGGAACCTGACGAGCCAAACACACCCAGCGGGTCCGACCAGCCGAAGCTGTATCGTTCACGACTTTTGTATCTGACATTTCCCGTGTCAAAATCACCGTCCATTGAGTTAGCCAACGGGGTGCGGACGAAGTGCTTCAGGCCATTCGGTACATCCGTCAGCATGAACCAACCATTGGTGTCAGTGAGGAAGTGATTGACCTTGTAGCCTTCCGGGATCGAGCCCATCGCCTTCAGCGCGTTGATGTCGTTGTCAGTGGTGCCGACACGGAGTTCCGTATCCAGCAGTCGCTTAGCAACAAACATCAGTGCCGGAGGTACAACGAGTTTGCGGGGCTTGGCTGCGATCAGCAGACCACGCTCATCGGTCCATGCTGCTACTTGAATTACCGCCGCCTCAAGGGAGGTTTCGTTCAGGTCAGCTTGGGTCGTGAAGGTGTTGCTGTTGCTGCCACCGGAAACCAGCGGGTGAGCAGTCGAGAACAGCGAAACTCCGTCACCGCCGGGGCTGGCGGAGCTAAAGCCGTTGTTCAGGACAAATGCGCCCTTAACCTGCTTGGTGTACGCCATTGCACGAGCGAGCGCCTTTGTATAACGCTTGCTGAGCGAGTCGTACAGGTTGTCTTCCACCGCCTCTTCGGTGATGGAGAAGCCCAACGCGATGGTCTCGTGGTTGTAGCGTGCGGTCCATGCTTCTTGCGCGTTGTCATACGCAATCGCAGTGCCTTCTGCCTTCACCGGAGCCGCCGAGAAGCCCGACAGTTTGGTTTCCTCTTCAAAAGAACGCTCAGAGGTCTCTACTTCGTAGATTTCCTTGTGTTCTTCGCCGTAGGTGCTGTACTCCATACCGAACAGAGCGTTCAAGCCGGGGAGCAGTTCTTTAAGTAGCTGTGCGCGTGAAATAGCCATTAGTTATGCTCCCTATTAAGCGGCAACAGAAGTGTAGTACTGGTGAACGCCGAAATTCAGCTTCACAAGCACTTCTGGGTATTGGGTGAACAGGATCGTGGACGCAGACGGTATTACAATAATCGTAGTACCCGCGTTAGGAGCCGACACCGCCAAGTTAAGCGTAGCCGAGGTAGCCCCAGCAGTTAATGCGCCGGTAATGAACGAGCCAGTTTCAATAACCTGACCGTTAGAACCAACGTAGGAAACGCCCGCAGCAGCCACAACCGCGTTTGCTACGCCCGTGGTAAGCGTAACCGCCGTGGTGGAGGACGAGCCAACACCAGTGGTGACAAACGCCGTATCACGAACTACATCGACAACACGAGCTACAAGGCCCGTAGTCGTTGCGGGAGCGCCAGAAGCAACAACTGCCAGCAGCGCATTACGGGAGTTGCCCGAAATAGCGTCACCGGTGCTGTTGTCGATAGCACCCATGTTTTGGCCGATCATCGCAAGGTTAGCCGAACCAACCACGGTGGTAGCCGAGCAAACAACCGCCTTGAAGACCGTATCCGGGTCATCACAGACAACTGCAACAGCATCGCCAGCCAGCGTACCAGCGGGCCAATACTGCGAGAATTGCTTCTGCTTGGTGATGGGGTTGGTGAACGAGCAACCGAGGAAGACGCCCGAGAGGCCAACGCCTGCCGCAGTCGTACCAATTACGGCCTGACGCACGATAGAACCGCGAGTCAGTTGAACGAAGTCACCGTAGAAGATATTGCTGTTGTAGCCGTAAGCAATCGGCAAAGAGCGGGTCGAACCGGAAAACACCTGCCCGCCGAGCAGGTTTACCGGCTTCAAGCCATATGGCTTGTCAATCGTGGGATATGCCATTGTAGACTCCTAGTTAAGATTTATTCCCACGGCCAAAAGATGTAGTGGTGCGTTTCTCGTTAAAGAGCGGCATCCGTTCATCGTTCGACCGCATGAAGCTATTGTCAACAGCGTCCATCTGAGACTGCGCTTGGCGGGAGTAATAATCTGCCCGCTGTGCAGCCATCTCTTCAGGCGCTTTACACAACAACAATCCACCAATCTCAATGTTGTCCTTGAAACGGGTATTGCTGTTGGGATCATTAAACATCATCAGTTCCGGTACCTCAGCCGCCTTTACAGGCTCCCAACCTTCCCGAAACTTTGCAGACGCATTGGTAGGGTCCATTTGGCCCATAATGGTCGTCCGAATCCATCTAAATACCCATCCAGCCTGCGCTCGCGGGCTAGGAAGAGTCTCCGGCGGGGTCCATGCTTGCTTTCGCTGAGCGGATTCCCGATTCTCTACTTCACGAGCTAGACGACTATCAGCCATTTTGATTCTCCAGTTTCATCAATTCTCTTGCATACGCTTCGTTGGTCAAGCCAAGTCTCTT